ATCAAAGCATTTCCTGAGCCATTACCTACACAAAATTTAGCTAAACCATCAGTATTTCCTACTAATACACGACCAGAAGAATCAATTCTCATTCTTTCTGATGTACCTGTGAAGAATGTTAATTGGTCTATTCCAGCTTGAGACTGAATTAAAGCTCTTTGTGTAGAACCTTCTAAAAAGTAAAGTCTTGGTGCTCTGTTAGATGTTGAAGATATTTTTGTATCTGAGTGACCATCATTACTTACTACAGTAAATCTTCCTGCAACATCTAAAGTTGCACTTGGATTTGTATTACCAATACCAACTCGCTCTGATGAATCAATAGTAATAGCAGTAGCATCGCCATTATCAACAATGCTTGGCGTACTTGACAGTTCTACAGGTATTTTTGTTGTCATGCTTCTAATTCCTCTATTCTAGTTTTTAGATCATCTATAATTTCTTGTTGTTCTTGGATTGCTTTTATTAAAATAGGTGTGAGTTTTTGATAATCTAAAGCATAGTCTGATTGGTTTTCATCATTTTTAGGTTCGTGTTGTAACAACCAAGTACTGTTTTTTTCAACGCCTACTTCTTCCAATGCTTGTTCTAAGTCTTGTGCTATAAGACCATACATTTTAGGACAATCTTCTGAATCAATTTTGTAATTGTATTGACTTGGTTTTAACTTAGTAACTAAATTTAAACCTAAATCTAAATCAGTAATATCTCTTTTAAAATTTCTATCAGAAGGTAATGCGTTAGCATTTGTACTTACCGTTCCAACATTTGAACCATTTAAATAAAATCCAAGAATAACTCCATGAGATGTTGTTCTATTTAAATCCATTACATTATCGCCACTAACAGTACACAAAGTCCTCCCTGTAGAACCTTGCAAATGTATTCCAGCAGTAGTAAATGTAGTAACTGTTTTGCCTACAAGAACATTTCCAGAAGAATCAATTCTCATTCTTTCTGAACCTGCAGTTGATATCGCTAAAGTATTAGTACCATGAAAAAATCCTGTATCTGTGTCGCCTTCAAAAATTAAACTAGGCGCAGAAGCAGAACCACCGCTTTTAATATCTACTACACCAGTAGAAGTAATTCGCATTCTTTCTGAAGAACCTGTAGCAAACCTTATATCATCTGCTCTTATACCGAATGCACCTAATGCACTTCCAGCGCTATTGATAGATTGAAAACCTGCAACATCTCCAATTTCACCAATATTACCTGCAAAGGTAATTCTTTTATCTGTTTCAATTTCTAAATCTAAAGCAGATGTTGGCGTTACGTTAATACCAACTTTACCTGTAGCATCTATAACAATAGCTTTGCTTGCACCTACTGATGTACCTCTACCAAGCGTAAGGCTGTCAGCAGAATCATCTAAACCTATATAAAAATCTTGTGTGTTGCCATCAAAAATAATCTTAGTATCTTCTGCATCGCCATCTCCTATTGTAAAAACAGGCCCAGAGCCTTTTAATGACAGACTACTATTTGTTAGTGTTAGAACATCAGTACCGCCAATTTTAAAATCTATTTGATCGTCTGTATCTGCTGTTATAGATGTATCAGCATCAGCATCTAAAATAACTTCTCCACCATTTACATCCAAAGTTCCTGTGGTGCTTAAATTACCATTTACAGTCAAAGCACCTGATGTTGAATTATCTGCGGTTATTGATAAAGGTAAAGTTATCCAAGCGTTGTTTGCAGAATTTCTTAGCTTCAATACATTAGCAGATGTATCAATCCACCATTCATAAGCAAATGTAGTAGACGGTTCTGATGAACCAGAGTTGTTAGATACAATAGCATCTAAAGCATTATTTAAATCTGCTCT